AGATCAGGCAGGCGGAAGGATTTTTGCTCGACCTCGCCGCCGGTGCTGGCCGGCGCGGGCGCGGGTTGGCTGCGTCGCAGACGGGGCAATAGCCGCATCAAGCTCTCCCAATCATCGGGCCGGCGCGGCGGCGGATAAGCGGCTGGATCGCGTAGCGGATCGCATCGATGTGATGGTTGTGCGCGTCCACGACCTGCGGCAAAACGTCGCCAGTATGCCGGTCGACCTTATAGCTGTACAAGCGCGCCTCGCGGATCGTGTTCTCGCAGCGCGGGTGAATCACGATCTCACGGTACGCGCGCAAGTGTTCGATGCCGTCCTCGACCGAGCCTTGCCACTTCTTCACGCCCGTTATGCGCGGTAGCCCTTTGCGTTTGAGGTGGCTGATCGACTCCGGGCGCGAGGAGTCGGCGCGGATCACGTATTCAGGCAGGTCCGGTATTTGCTCGGCCACGAACCGAGCCGTATCGTCGAGTTCCAAACCGACGCGGTTTGCCTCAAACTCGACCATCAGGCGCTCGCCAGCGACCCATACGCGGTTGGCCGTCGTCGGATCGTTGGCGAAGCCAAAGTCCATGCCATGATACGGGCCGTCCCAATCGGGTTTGGCGGTGAACTCGGCGACGCGCCATTTCCCCGCGAGGACCTGCGACTCGCTGTTGGCAAGATAAGCGCCCTCCCAAATATGGGCGAAGGTGTTGCCGTCTAGACGCTCGCGATCGTCCTGCATTTCTTGGTGCAAGACATTCGGAAGCCAAGGGTTGTCGACGTAATTCATCTGCACGACACGAGCGTTATCGGGCGGATTTTTGATAAAGCGGTTGTCGACCGGGCTGCCATCCTGGCGCGGGTTCCATATTGCCCAGATTTCCGAGTTCGGTGCCCGGACGGTCGGCAATAGCTGGCGCCATGATTCCTCGGGCGCGTCCTCAGCTTCTTCGATAATCGCGAGGTCAATCTGCGCTAATGATCGGATGCCTGACATGCTATGGCGCAGTCCTTTAAAAAGGAACTCGGTGCCGTTAATGCCGCGAAGGTAATCGACCCCCACATCATAGTGGTCGACAAGCCACGGCTTCGATGCGATCGCCGCTTTTAGCTCGGCGTGGAATGATTCTTTGATTGAGTTTTGAATCTCGCGCGTGCACAGAATGCGCAGCGGTTCCGCGTAACCCCACACCGCCGCCATCAAAGCGAACGAAAACGACTTGCCAGAGCCGCGACCACCGTAAGCGCAGCGATAACGAAGTTCGCCGCGGGCCGGCTTGAATAGCGGTATCAGCTTGGGCGGCAGCTCAATCTTGGCTGTCGTCATTGGGCGCGACGATTTCAATGCGATCAGGCGGCGACATGGACCCATCGCCCGAGCGATGATCGTGCTTTTGCTGTGGGCTGTGATGCTTCGGCGCCATACGCTCAGCGCCCCATTTGAGGGCGTCCAGCATCACCTTCGCCGACTGCGGATCAATCTCGCCTTTGCGTAACTCATTGCGCAATTCAAGCGCTTCGTCGGCATGAGAGTAACCCGCCGCCTCACGCGCCGCGTGATATTGCTCCGAAAACCCGTTGCGATCCTCAACAACCCAAAGAAGCACCGTGCTCAGAACGGGCATCGAATCATCGCGACAGATCGACCGCAACGACTCGCCAGCGGCAAGGCGCTTGCATATCTGCTCGCGTGTTGCCTTCGTCAGCTTGCTTGGGCGGCCGCCGATGTTGGCTCGGCTGCTCATTGCTCGATCCCCCGTTTTCGTCAGTCCAACCGCTCGTATTCGCCCCGCATCGCGGCGCTGATCGCGCCCTGCGGCAGCGCCAGGGTATCGCGTGCGCGGCGCGCGCCCAGTTTGCGCCCGATTTCCGCGACCCAATCCCAGTCGGCCACGGACGCTCGCCGCGGTCGCCGGCGACGTAGCGGTAATACAGCGTCGTCGACGAGATCCTGTAGCGGTGCGCCACTTCATTAAGGCACAGCCGCTCGCCGCGGATTTCGACGACTGCGGTGCCGGTGTTCGCGTAGTGCTGCGAGTCGATGCCCATGCGCTTCGCGTGATGATAGATCGATTTCTTGTCGACGCCCAAGCGGGCCGCGACTTCGCCGTAGGACGCGCCAGCGCGCAGGGCGTCGGCGATCTCGTCACGGCGGCCGGCCAGTTTATTCGTCGGCGGCATCGCTAGCGTCCTCGCTATCTGTCATACCGGCCTGCTGTGCTCGCCATTCGCAGGACGAGCACAGCGGGTTGAAGTCGTCGCCGAGGATGGCGTCCTCGACCGCTTCCTCGCGCTCTTGCGGGAATAGGTCGGCGTTGCCTGATTGCGTGGCCTCGCGGTAGCTATCCCACCATTTCGGCGGCCGCTGGTGCCAGCGCCAAGGCCAGCCGGCGGCGAGGACTTCGTCCTCGATCTGCTGGATATGACGCCCGACGTGCGGGTAGTGATACTCGATCTCGCGGCGCTCGCCGATGCCGCTGCAATAGGCGCCGCATAAGCACTCGCCGCTCATGCAAAGATTCTGCACCACGGGGTTCTCCGGGATGGCGCGTTCGCGCATGTACTTGTGGCACGCCGGTTTGTCGAAGTGCGCGAAGGGAGCTGTCCAGACGGTGCGCCCTTGGCGTTGGAACTCCTGTGTTGTGCCAAAGCGCCGCACCGATTCCGCTTTGCGGCATCCGCTGACAAAAACGATCGGGCGCTTGGCCGTGGCTTGGAAATCGCGCGCGATGCGCCGCATGGAGCGTTCTTTTAGGCGGGCGACCATCATGCCGTGACCGGGCGGGCCGGGGAATCCATGCTTGACCACGAGATCGCGATAGATTTGCGGATCAGACTCCCCTTTTGCGTTGACGTTTTCCTCGGCTTTGTATTCGTAGAGCGGAACGCCCAGGCACTCGGCTTGCTCGCGCACGTAATCGCGCGTTTCCGGCACACCGATGCCCGTATTGCAATGCGCGATGCCGGCTAGGCGCGTGCCCAAGTGCTGCGCGGCGAAGTCGGTGATCGTCATGGAATCATGCCCGCCAGATAGCAGCGCGACCACGCCAGCGTTGGGCTGGTCGGCGGCGTAGTCCAAGATCTCGCCCGCATATTGCAGATCGTTTTGCTTGGGTTCGGTCATCGCCGGGGCTCCACCATCGGGATCTCTGCCTCGATTGCCGCCGATGGCGTCGCATCAGCCGGCATCAGCGCCGCGGCCTGCCGCGCGCTGATATAGCCCTCGGCGTGATACTGCTCGATGCGCTGGGCGCGTTCCGCGCTGTCCTGGCCGCCGGAGATCCACCAGCGGGCGCGCTCACCGCGGCTGCGAGCGTCGGCAACGACTGCCTTATAGCTGCCGATGAACGCCATACGGGCGCCGACGCGATCGCCCTCGGCGTAGATCGGGTCTGCGGCCGTCTTGGCCCGCGCGATCTCGTTCGTCCAGAGCACCGTCGCATTCTCGTCCATCGCTTCCAGGGCGATCGACCATGCGGCGTCGGGGTCCGGGTGCCCGTCGCTCGTTTGAAGCTGGCCGATCACGTCGGCGGGCTTCGGCGGGTACACCGAACGCGCGAGGTGGTGCTGTAGCGCCTGCTGCACCGCGTCGAGCGAGTACGGCGCCATGAGCGCCCACCACGCCTCAAGCAGTTCCTCGTTGACGCTGCGATCGTAGACGGCGAAGGCGCGGCGCAGCACCTTCGCGAAGTCGTCAAGCTGATCCTGTTCCACGTTTGCCCTCCAGCCACCGATCGATGGCGGCGTCGCTTTGCGATTGCACGGTGCTGCACCGAGCGCCCTGCGCGGCCGGTTGCCGGTAATCGTCGGTCCAGCGTTCTTGATTGAGATACGTTGACGGGTTCGGGATATAGCCCTGGCGCCATTGGTCGTCGTGCACGGGCCGGCGCGCCAGGTCCGCCATGATCTCGTCGGCGCGATCGTCGAGGCGTTTGCGCGCCCATATCTCACGCGCTCGTTTCTTGGCCTTGCGGTGACCGGTCGGGTACTGCGCCCAAAACTCATCGAAGCGCTTGGTGTGACGGCCGTTGGTCGGTTGTGCGCCGCTTGTCGGCGCACGAGACGGAGAACCCGGAGGCTCCGAAGGAGCCGGAGGGTTCGGAGTCGATACCCCGTGGGGTCTGGTTGTGGCTGTCCCTGTCCCTACGGGGTGTGGATGTGGGTCATGGGGTGCATCTGGGTCGGCATTGCGAGCGGCATTGCCGTTTGCAGATGCGTCCGCATTGCCGTTTGCATTGCCGTTTGCACCTGCCGCGCCGCTGCCGTCGTCTTGCCAACGCTTCTCTGCGGCTTGCTTGGCCCGGCGCGACCGCGCCTGCGCTTCGGCGATCTCTCGGTCACAACGATCGTGGCGTAAGCCGCCGTCGTCGCCTCGCCGGAAATAGCGATTGACGACCGAATCGACTGCCTCCTGCTCGGATTTATCGAGGGCTGAGCATAGACGGTAGAGGGTCCGCCGGTCGGCACTCAATTCGCCGTCGCTGGCGTAGTAGGCGGCCAGGAGTCGGATATAGGCGCCGTGTTCGAGTAGCGATAACTGCTGCGTGTCGCCGATGTAATCGTCCCAGTAGAAGGCGGTCCACGCTGTCATGCCTGATTCCCCCGCGCCTGCCGGCGCAGATCGCGGATATGATCGTCGTGGCGCTTGGCACGCTTGCGAGCGCAGGCCACGCAGCCACCGTTGCTGACGTAGCGCGTGACGCCGCCACATTTGGCGCAGTTGCGGCCCACGTAGGTCGTCTGACCCTCGATCGCCGCCTGCTCCCGTGAATTGAACGGCATTGCGGTATCCTTTAGATATAGCGCAGACGCACCGTACCCCGTCACGCACGGCACGTAAAGGGGCTACTCGACCGCGAGGTAGCGAAGGATCCTGGCGCGCGCCTCGTCCCACCCGTGCGCGCAGCACGTCGCGTAGCCGGCCGCCTCAAGGCGCTGTAGCCACTGTTTCTGCGCGGGGCTGGGCCGGCCGCCGGCCTGGCGCTTCAACTCGATCCACAATCCAGCACAGCCCCCGCAAGGGTACGCGAGCAGCAGATCGGGGACGCCGGGCCGCACGCCCTGCGCCTTGAGCTTCCCGCCTTCCGCTCGATGCCGGGCGCCGCCGTTGGGTATCGCGAGGAGATAGTCGCCGACGACGCCACCCGCCGGGCTGAGGCGTGCGCGGTCAGCCCAGGCGATAAGGGCGCGTTGCTCGGATTCTTCGGATGCGGTCATGGCGGGCTCCGTGGCGGGTGCGCGGCCATGGTAGCGCTGGACGGGGACGGGTTCACATACGGGGCTTTACAGCGCCCCGCTTAGGGGCGTATTCTAGGAACTGTAGTCGCAAGGCAACCCAACGGAGCCCGCGCCATGACCGACACCAAAGCACAAATCGAAGCCTTAGCCGAAAGCATCGGCGTCGACCAGGGCACCATCCGCTGGCTTGCGCATTACATCGCGCGCAGCACGCCGGCGGGCAGCGAGGACTTGCTGGCCGACTCGGACTGGATTCGGGCCTGCACCGCCGACTGGCTCAGCCTCACCAAGCGGATGAATGACAAGGCGCTGCGCCACCCCGAGCAAGCCGAGCAAGCGATCGCAGCACAGATTGGATGATCGACGGCGCACGGACGCGCCCCAACCCCCCAGGAG